GGCAACCTCATCTGCAAACGTCCCTTGGACAACGTGGTCATCGACCTCGACAACTAGGAAAGGACAAGACCATGGCAAACACAGTTGCAAAGTACGCAGAGGGAACGCTCTGCATCGATTCAGGCGCACCGGCCGAGGACGCCGACCACTTGGTCACGCGCTCATTCAACGTCACCATCTACGCCCCCGGCATCGGCGCCGCGGCCTCTGGCGTTCACATCTGCGAGTTGCAGGCTGACATCACCGTTACGGGCTTCTACTGCGTGTCATCGATGGCCCTCGCCACCGATGCCAACAACCCGGACATCACCCTGGCCAAGAGCGACCGTGCTGACGGCGCCTTGGTGCTCGTATCTTCGGCTCTTGGCCTGGACACGGCACTCGCCATCCAGACCGAGTTGGCCGGTACCGTCGTGGCTGCCGAGAAGAACTGCACCACCGGCCAATCGCTCTACGCGAGCGTCACGACCAACGGCACCCCCGCGGTCATCACCGAACTCGCCACCATTACGTGCACCGTCGAGTACACGTTGACCAACTAGGCCATGGGCAACGGACAAAAGGGTCAGGCGCGAGCCTACACCTACGACACCGGCATGTCGGTTGGCATGTTCCGGTTTGACACGGCCGGCGCTTCGGCGCCTGACGGACTTGAAGACCCAAACGGTATTGTCAACGGGCAAGGGACGTACTCCGCGACAGGCCAGTACATCTTCACCATGACTCACCGACATCAGACGGTCATGGCAGTCGTCAGCAGCGATGAGGGGACTGAGCACTTCACCGCTACGGTGGTCGATGGCCTCGCAGCCGCCAACACCATCACACTGAAGGCGTTTGACGACGCAGACGTACACACCGCGGTGGCCTCGGACAACACCAAGGTGACCGTCTGGGTTGGCATGAGCCAGAACTGAGGCACGTAGATGGCAGCCGTTAAGCTCTCGGAACTTCGCACGAGGGTCCGAGAGCTTGCGGACCTCGAGACAGGCGCGCAGGCTTCCGCGTTCAACGATGACGCGGAGGTCAACCGCGCGCTCAACCGCGCGCTGCGTCAGCTATACAACCACCTCATCCTGCATCGTGGCGCCGACTTCTACGTGGAGGAGTCGTCCTTCTCGACGTCCAACGGCGTCACCAAGTACGCCCTCCCGGCCGACTTCTTCCAACTGCTAGAGGTCATCGCAGACGACGGCAACGCCCACTTTAGCGTCCCCAAGTGGGGCATGAAGGACTTGGCAGAGTTCAAGACCTACGAGCAGTCAACGGCGGGCAGCATCTACAACCTGAATTACCGCGTCAGGGCCAAGAACATCGAGCTACGCCCCAAGCCCGGCACGACGTCGCTGACCATCACGCTGCACTACATCCCCACATTGGCCGAGCTGAGCAACGATAACGACACCTATGAGGGCTTCAACGGCTTCGAGGACTGGGCCTGTTACAACGCCGCGATCGACCTTCTCAACAAGGAAGAGTCAAGCCGCCAAGCACAGGCCCTCGCAGGCCCGCTCGCCCGCCTCGATGCTCAGATCAAGTCGTTGGCAGGCACGCGCGACGCCTCCCGCGCTGAGAAGGTCCAGGACGTCCGCAAGACCTCTTGGCAGCACCGCAGGGCTCGCAGGCGCTACGGCGTTGGCTGGGACGGTTAGCCATGCGACGCCGGGCCAAACCGAAGCAGCCCGACCGCGTGGCTGAGTCACAGACTGACGACTCGTCTTCGCTCGAGCGCCAGTTGCGTCAGATCCCCTTCCTCGATGGCAGGTGGATTCAGGACGTGGACATCGTGGCGCAGTCGACCAAGGTGATTCACCACGGCCTGAAGCGGCAGCCGCGCGGGTGGTTTCTCACCGACAACGACAGCAACGACGGCCGCATCAGCCGCGATGCGTGGACCGACAAGACAATCACCCTTCGCAACGGCGCAGGCGGCATCAGCGATAAGACCTTTCCCATTGGCTCAGTATCGACCAATGGCAATGAGAACTGGGCTGGCGGCTTCTACCACCATGCGACCAGCGACAACGACTTTAGCGGCGGGCCATCGTTCGGCACTGCCAACGTCGCCTATGGCGCGCACTTCTTCGTCGTGCTTGGCGCTGCGACCGTCGACGAGTTGACCCTGCGCTGCACCGGGACGAGCGTGACAAGCGCGGGCGGGCGCACGGCGTCAGACACCGAGGACATCGTCATCCCGAGCGGCACCGCTGCCGACGCCTACTTTGAGACACCCAAGAAGTGGGTGGGGACGGTCGTCATCACGGTCGTCAGCGGCACCGCGAAGACCTGCAACTACGGCCTCAACAAGTACTTCGACTGGGGAAATACGGCGTTCTACCTCAAGAACCTAGAGTGCGTCGTCGAGGGCAACGCCAACGACACGTCTGCGCAATTCACCGTCTACCACCACAAGGCAACAGGCTGGACTTTCAACGTTGGAGCAGCAGCGTCGCCGCCAATCCTCTATGACCAGAATAGCCACTACGTGACCGAGGTGGGCATCGCCAAGGACCAGCCGGGCGCATGGAAGCGCACCGCGCTAAACGACCTCATCGACGGCAGTGGAAGCGAAGGGCTTGTGTGTTCCTACACGCAGGGCGCAGCCGCCAAACCGCTGGCCTACGGCTATTTCATCATGGGTCTAGCGCCTGACGGCGGCACCGACGCCAACGTAGACGTGTGGGTGTTCTAATGGCTCGCCGACTCGTCACCATCCCCGTTGCGCGCGGCCTCGACAAGAAGGCCGACGAGTTGGTGCGTGGTCCGGCGCAGTTGACGACCGTCACCAATGGCACCTATCGCATCGGCGCCCGCGGGGTCATTGCCAAGCGCTATGGGTTCACCAAGCTTGCGACGACCGTGCAGGACCAAGGCGGCACCGTGGCGTTCTACGGCGAACCCAAGGGCCTGTTCAGCACCGGCACAGAGCTATGCGTGCGCGGCTATCGCAACCTCTACACGTGGAACACCATCGAAAGCGTTTGGTACGACCGCGGCACGCTCTCGCCCTTCACAGGTGAGTTGACGACGATGTTTCACGACCAGCGGGCGCAGCCGGTCTGCGACCATGCCGAACTGGGCAGCTACCGTGGCTTCGTCAGTGTCGCCATGCGCCAATACGACGAGCTGCAAGCCTCGACGGACTTCTCTATCGAGTTTCGCTGCGAGACGACTGCGGGCGAGATGGTGCTGCAAACCACGATCGCCAACGCCGACGACTCAGCCGCCGACATGCCGCACGCGGCGCGGATTGCGACCTGCACCGGCAAGTTTCTGATTGCCTTCGTAGAGGACGACGCAGCCGGACCGGTCGACCTGCGCATCTACCAGTACCCAACCGCGACGCCGACGACCGCGCCAACGCTCGCGCAGTCACACGCCGACCTCTACAACGCGAGCAGTCAGCGAAACACGCGCTACTACGACATCATCGCGCTCGACGATGGCAACTATGCCTATGCCTACATCGAGCAGACGAGCCAAGACATCGAGGTGCACATCCGCGACTCGTCGCACGCCTCTCAGGCAACGCTGACCATCAACGCGGCGGCCGGCGGCAACGTGCCCTATGACTACGTTAGCATCTGCCAGGACGTCGACAACGCGCGCCTATACCTCATCGCCGTGGCCAACGCGACCGAGCCGACTGTGCATCAGGTGGAGATGTGGGCGCTGGACGACACCAACCTGACGGCGCTTTGGGGGCCGATCAACCTGTACACAATCGATGGCAGCGGCGGCGAGTTCGTGTTTTCGCTTGGCTGCGTGGCGGGCATCCCAACGGGCGCAGTGGCTGAGCGCGCTGTGGGCGTGTGGGGCATCTATGACGCGGACCAAAACGACAGCGAGGGCAACTCGCAGACGTTCCACTCATGGCGCATCGACAACCGCTCCACAGCGATAGATGGCTCAACGCTCGACGACCGTGACAGCGTCTACAACGCGCTGCTGCGCACCAAGCCGTGGGTTGTCGCCAATCGCTTCTACATGGGCGCAGCCAGCGCCATGAACAGCAGCGGCAACGACTCGCAGTGCGTCATCGACCTAGGCGTCACCGGGGGCACGGGCAACCGACCGCACGCCATCGTCGGCATGTACGACGTAGGCGTGGCCCCGGCCAAGACGGGCACGAGCGCCACGAATGACGCTACCCGCTTCGGCTCTGCCAACTCGGTCAGCATTGTCTCTTCGGTGGCTCGCTTTGGGTCTGTGTCGGTGGCCTACGACCTCGGCAGCACGTCGGTTGACCAAGTGCGCTTCGCCTCTGACCTCGTCGCGCTGGACTACACCGCCAAGCCGTTGAACGCGCAGACTACCCACGGCTGCCAACTCATCGGCGGCGGTCTCTGCGAGTGGTACGCCGGCATCACGACCCAAGAGCTAGGCTCACCGACGACGCCCGTCATCGCGGCTACGCGGACATTCAACGGCACAGGTGTTCTGTCCAACTCGACGGCCTACCAGTACCGCGTGATGTGGGAAGGCTACGACGAGCGCGGCAACTGGCACCGCTCACCATCCTCTGCTTCGGTGACTGCCACGACGGGCGCGAGCGACGACACGATCGACATCATCGTGCCTGCCATGGGGACGAGCAACAGCATTATCAACACCCGCTCGACGAGCCTCGTCGTCTACCGCGCCAACAGCGACGGCGTCTACGTGCGCATCAGCGACGCTATTCGGGCCATCCCCAACGCTGACACCTACTTCTGCGACGTTTACCGCGACATCGGCGGCACCGACGTTGGCGAGAGCATCTACACCGAAGGTGGTGCCGAGCTGGCCGCGGTGGCTCCAGAGGGCGCTGACATCATGGCCATCGGCCCCGACCGCGTATGGCTCAGCGGCTTCTATCGCCGCGACCGAGTGCAGTACTCCAAGAAGGCCAACCCAGGCACGGCCAACGAAGACGCCATCGCGCCGGAGTTCAACGACTCGTTTGCCCTCATCATCCCAGGCGGCAAGCGCTGCACCGGCATCGCGCTTCTCGACGACAAGAAGGTGGTCTTCACCAACGACGAAATCTACGCGGTGGCTGGCTTCGGCCCCGACGACGGCGGCGCGCAGGACGACTTCTCAGGCTTGCAGCGTGTCAGCAGCGATGCGGGCTGCATCGAGCCACGCAGCGTTGTCGACTTCCCCGGCGGCGTGGCCTTCCAATCCGAGGCAGGCATCTACGCCCTGACGCGGTCGCTCGAAGTGGTGTTCATCGGCGAGGCCATCGCGCACATCATCACGACGAATCCGACCATCACCTCGGCGGTGCTCGTGCCGAAGCAGACGCACCTCCGCTTCACCGCCGTCGACAGCAGCGGCGACACCATCATCATCGTCTATGACTATGCGGCCAAGGTGTGGGTGTCGTGGATTCCGCTGACCTCGGCAAGCGCGGCGCTCGACGTTATCGGGGCCTGTGTGCACGCTGACATCTACTACGTGCTCGAGAAGGACGGCACGGTCTGGAAAGAGGACAGCAGCACCTACTACGACGACGTCAACAACTACCCACCGCTTACCATCGAGCTGTCGTGGTTGCAGTCGCAGCCGAACGGCTGGCAGCGAGCCAGAAACGTCGCGATGCTCGGCCAGCGCAAGAACCCTCACGACCTGACGATGAGCGTCTACAACGACTTCG